AAAAGGAAGAAAGCCAGTGACACGCGCTCTGAGGCTGACATCGAGACTTACCAGGCCGACACGATATTCAAGATCCGGAAGCGGATGCATTACACCTGCAAGAAGATTCGCGGGAGGAGGCGGTAAGAAGATGTGGGACATTGTCAAATATTCGTTCTATGGGGCCTGCCTGACGTTTTGGGTGGTCTTCGCGATGACTTTATTATGTGCAAACCGATAGGAGGCTTATAACGGACATGGGGCGCAAAAACAGACGGCGGAGACGAAAACCGCCATTGATGCCCTGGAGCCGGGAGCCGGAACTAAATCATGGGACCCTCGTCCCGCACCGGAGCCGCTGCGCGTTCTGCGGGCGGCCCCTTCCTCGTTCCGGCTGGCATTGGTTCCGGGACGAATTCGGGCAAAGGGTCCGGAAGTGCAACGACGAACGAAACTGTATGAGGAGCCGGAAACAGGCCGCCGAGGAGTCTTTTAGGCGGGCCATTCGGCGCAATGCTTATCACACGGGCAGCTATTGGATGAAGGAGGACCGGGAAAATGGAAACGAATGATCGCATTGAGCAGGTCAAGGGCCTGCTGCACCGCTATCACCGGACGGCGGTATATATCAAGAACCTCAAAGAGGAGATCGCCGACAAGAAAGCTCAGATAGAAGCCATGCCGGCGCCCAAAGTGCCTGGCTATTCGCCAACCCCAGGAGGTGGGGCGAATAATCTGAGTCCCGAGGAACGGGCCTATTTCGCCAACGAGAGGGCCTTAGAGCGCATCACGGAATTACAGTGCCGCATCAACGAACTGGAGCCGATTCTGCTGCGTGTCGACCGGACACTCGACGCCCTGACCGTTACCGACCGTAATATCATCGTGAGCCGCTGCATCAATCACTACCCCTGGAACATGACGGCCCGGACGGCCCACTGCTCCCCGAGTTACTGCCGCCGGCGCATCGACCACATCCTCAGCCTGATGGCGGACATGATGCTGGGGCCTGGCGACATCCCCATCCCCATGGAGTTATTCACGCAGGATACACAATGATTGTGGATAACTGAAAAGCTGTAGCACATTCGTGGCACTTTTGTAGCACATTCGTAGCACTTTTGTAGCACATTCGTAGCACTTTTGTAGCACATTCGTAGCACCACATGACAAGCTTTGCGTGCTATAATGACAGTATCGGGGACGGGGACCAGATGCCGCCGTTCGGTCATTGCGCGGTATCGGTCCCGTCTCTACAATGTGCGCTTTGTTCTTAGTGATAGGCAATCTAACGGCGCACAACATGGACGTGGCCGGGTGTACAATAGTAGTGTGTGTCTGTCACGCTGAACAGGCATACCCCCGGAATCGTCCGACCATGAAGCCAGTGCCACTCTTTGCTTATCAGATTCAGTGCAGCACAAAGCCAGGAGACATCGTATATGATTCCTTCGGTGGGAGCGGGACGACATTGATTGCCTGCGAACAGCTGCAACGCAAGGCCATGATTATGGAGCTGGACCCGCGCTATGTTGATGTTATCATCAAGCGATGGGAGACATTAACTGGGGAGTCGGCTGTACTGATGGATTGACGATTACGAAACCGGACAAATAGGCGGTGGTGAGTATGTAATGGATGTAAAAGAACAAGCGTTCAGTGATTATTTGAGAGGGCTCAAATATAAGGAACTAGCAGAAAAATATGGAGTATCTGTTAATACTATAAAATCTTGGAAACGGCGGTATGGATGGAGCCGTGAAAAGGGTGCACACAAAAAGAAAAAGGGTGCACCCTATTTTAATATAAACGCAGCCGGGAATAGTGGCGGCGGCCCTGTCGGGAATCAAAAAGCACGCACTCATGGTTTGTACGCGAAATACGTTCCGGAAGAAACGCTGGAAATTATGGATGGAGAGCGTGACAAAAGTACGCTCGACTCCCTGTGGGAAAGTATCTGTTTACAAAAAGCCGCCATTGTGCGAGCACAACGCATCATGTTCGTCCGAGACGCCGCGGATATTACCAAAGTACAAAAAAGGCTGAAATCAGGCCGCGGGGGTAAGGAAGTGGAATTTGAACTGCAACTGCCGTGGGACAAACAAGCAACGTTCCTCAAGGCGCAGTCAAGAGCCATGGGTACGCTGAATAATATGATTCGGCAATATGAAGAAATGCTCCACCAAAGTGCAGACAATGAAGAACAGCGCCTGCGGATTGAAAAGCTCAAGGCCGAGGTGGCCGAATTGCGCACGGATAACGATGAGGAGGATATTACTTTTGAATTCTCACGAGAACCGAAAACGGAAACGAAAAGTTAATATTGCCAATCTGATTGCCCCATCGTTCGATGAGGTCTTTTTTGACGTCGAACAGCACCTGCATACCTTTTATCTGCTGGCCGGTGGCCGTGGCAGCGCCAAGTCATCGTTTGTAGGCGGCATCCGCATCCCCGTATCGGTGATGGAAGACCCGAATGTCCATGCCGTCGTCATCCGTAAGGTCGGCAACACCATCAAGAACAGCGTATTGCCTCAGATTGTCTGGGGGCTGGAGAAATTGGGCGTCCTGGACAAGTTCCGCGTCAAATTGTCGCCGCCGGAAATCACGTACAAGAAGACGGGGCAGAAAATCCTTTTCTTCGGTCTGGATGACCCAGCAAAAGTCAAATCCATCAAACTGCCCTTTGGCTATGTTGGCATCGTGTGGTTCGAGGAATTGGACCAGTTCAGCGGCATGGAAGAGATTCGCAACGTGTTGCAGTCTCTCCTGCGCGGCGGCCCGTCCTATCAAGTATTCGGAACGTATAACCCGCCGAAGAGCCGGAACAACTGGGTCAATGAGGAAATTCTTGTGGATGATCCAGACCGGCTGGTTCACCATTCGACCTATTTGACCGTGCCGGAAGACTGGCTGGGGCCTCAGTTCTTGGCCGAAGCGGAAAAGCTCAAAGCCAAGAACGAACGGGCCTATCGTCATGAGTATCTCGGCGAAGTTACAGGCACCGGCGGCGCTGTCTTCGAGAACGTTGAAGACATGGCCATGAGCGATGAACTTGTCGGAAATTTTGACAGGTTGTACTACGGCCTGGACTTCGGTTTTGCTGTGGATCCGCTGGCGTTCGTTTCCATGTATTACGATGCTAAGCACGAGGATTTATATGTCTTCGACGAAATATACCAGCAGAAGCTTACGAACAGCCAGGCGGCCAAAATGATACGAAAAAAGGCGGATACAAGGGAAATCATTGCGGATAGCGCCGAACCGAAATCCATCAAGGAAATGAGGGACTGCGGGTTACATATCAATGGCGCCCGGAAAGGCCCGGACAGCGTAGATCATGGCGTCAAATGGTTACAGGACCGGGCGCATATCTACATCGATAAACGACGCTGCCCGAATACGTATCGCGAATTCATCAGCTATGAGTACGAAAGGAACCGGCAGGGGCAGTTCATCAGTGCTTACCCGGATAAAGACAACCATGCTATCGACGCAGTACGCTATGGGATGGAACGAATGATCCGTGGCAATAACTTCAGTTTTTAAAAGACAGGAGGTGACAACATGTTACAAGGAATACAAGCCTACTTTGGGCCGGGGGCGGATGATCCGAATGAGATCCTACGCCGGGGGGCCTTGAAGAATATGACGGATTTGCAGTTCCTGGCCACGGAGACTTTGAAATGGCTGAACAGTCCGAAACGCAGTATGCAGATGAAAGGCCGCGCCTATTATCGCTATGCCCATGATTTTGAGGATACCGTATTCACGGTGCGGGATGCTGACGGCATGCCAGTCCAGTACAAGAAAAACATTAAGCATGTTATCGATAATCAGTATGCCAATATGGTAGACCAAAAGACGAATTACATGCTGGGCAAGCCGTTTTCTTTGCAGACGCAGGATGAAAACTATACGGCGCTTTTAGAGGTTGTTTTCGATAAAGCCTTTAAACGTATGCTTAACGTAGTAGCTGTGGATGCACTGAATGAAGGTCTGGCATGGATTCATCCTTATTACGATGAAAACGGGCAGCTGCAGTTCAAGCATTTCCCTGGGCATCAGATTTTACCTTTTTGGGCTGACGATGACCACACACAACTGGACCTGGCTATCCGGTATTATAAGACGATTGCCTACGAAGGGCTGGTCGAAAAGACGATACAGCATGTTGATGTGTATCGTAAGGACGGCATATACAGGTATGTGATTAATGGCGGCCGGTTAATCCCGGACTCGGATATCCCTACTATCGCTTATGCGTCGATAGCGGATGCCGACGGGGGAACCGTTCCTGTTGGCTGGGATCGCATCCCGTTGGTAGCCTTTAAATATAACCCGTATGAAATCCCGCTGATCCAGCGTGTGCTGCCGTTACAGGACGCCATCAATGCCACCCGTTCCAACTGGAACAATGCGATGAACGAGGATATCCGCGACACCATCTTTGTGTTACGCAATTATGATGGTGAGGATGTCCCAGAGTTCCGGCGTAAGCTGATGGAATACGGGGCCGTGAAAGTAAGCGATGACGGCGGCGTTGATACGTTGCGGCTGGAGCGCGACTCGAACCAGTATACCGAATACTTGGACAAGACAAAGAAATCGCTCATCGAAAACGCACGCGGGTTTGACGCCAAAGACGACCGCATGAGCAATAACCCCAATGAAATGAACCTGCGTTCGATGTATTCAGATATCGACCTGGATACGGATATGATGGAAACACAGTTCCAGGCGGCGTTTGACCAGCTGTTGTGGTTCGTGGATCAGTATCTTTTGAATAGCGGCCAGCCGGACTATACACAGGAAAAAGTTATTTTCACATTTAACCGGAACATGATTGTCAATGACGCTGATACCATCAATAACATCCGCAACAGCGAGGGCCTTGTATCCAATGAAACCCTGTTGGCGCATCATCCGTATGTTAAGGATGTTGCCACTGAAATGGAAAAGGTCGCCGCCGAGCGCCAGGAGTCCATGCCGGGTATGACAGGGGATTACCTGAACAACGGGAATGCAGGCGATGAAACATGACCCCACATGATGCGGAATACTGGGCAAAGCGGTTCAGACAGCTGGAGGAGACCGAACATGATAAATCCAGTCAGTACGTTTATGAAAATGTTGAAAAGCAGTTTGCCCTGGCGGCTAAAGAGCTGGAAAAAGAAATCACCGCCTGGGTACAGCGATTTGCTGAGGACAACGCCCTGAGCATGGCCGAGGCCCGGAAACTGCTGACAACGAAAGAGCTGCAGGAATTCAAATGGACCGTGGAAGATTATATCAAGCACGGCGAAGAAAACAAGCTCAGCGGGGATTGGACGAAACAGCTGCGCAATGCGTCGGCCCGCGTTCATGTTACCCGCCTGGATTCATTAAAGCTTCAGATGCAGCAGCACCTTGAATCTCTTTATGGGAACCAGGTCGATATGTTGGACAGACATCTCCAGGAAACCTATGCCGATTCGTACTATCATACGGCGTATGAGGTAGCTAAAGGGCAGGAAGTTGCAGTTCAGATGAACCGTATCGATAACGCCCGATTAGCCAGCATAGTATCTAAGCCATGGGTGCAGGATGGGAAAACCTTTTCGGACCGGCTATGGCGTGATAAGGATACGTTGAATAACGTTCTCCAGGAGCAGTTATCGCAGGCTGTCATCCGCGGCGAGCCCTTAGGCAATATCACTAAAAACGTGCGTGATCGAATGGGCGTAGCCACGAGCTCAGCGGCGCGGCTGGTTTCAACGGAATCGGCGTTCTTCGCTACGGCGGCCCAGCAGAAGTGCTTCAGCTTCCTGGGCGTCAAAGAATATGAATTTGTGGCAACCCTTGATGATCGAACGTCTGAAATCTGTCAGGATATGGATGGCAAGCATTTCAAGCTGACGGAAATGAAGCCTGGTACGAATGCCCCGCCGATGCATTGTAATTGTCGGTCCTGTATTGCACCGTATTTCGACGACGCTAAAGACAGCGCCCGGGTGGCCAGGAATCTAGAGACCGGCAAGACTGAAACCGTGCCGGCAGATATGACGTACCCGGAATGGAAGAAAGTATATGTCAAGAAGGAAATGTCAATCCAGAATTGGGCAAGAAAACGAGACATGGATTTGATTCAAGACGTTAGCCGTGAATATAAAAAGATGGCAAGTCCCGGGATAGGGCTGGTAACGCGTCAAGAGGGATATTCAGAGTCTAAGCATAGGGATGAAATAGCAATGGCGCAGCTCATGCACGATACATTTGGCGGAGATATAGAACTTATTAAGGAAGACCGGAGGCCCGGGGTATTATCACCTGATTATGAATGGCATGGAGCCTTTTGGGATTTGAAAACATTAGAATCTGAAAATGCCGCAGATAAAGCTATACGTCATGGCATTAAGCAAATTATGGATAATCCTGGCGGTGTGGTTATCCAATATTTCAAAGATTTAGATATCGAAAAAATGATTAAGATAATCGCTGATAGATTATCAAGGTCAAAGATTAAGATGGATGTAATTATTTTCAAGGATAAAGAAGTAAAAAAAATTATCCGATATGCAAAAAAAAGATAAGCAATCCTAAGTTCCCCCACCATTGGGGCAGGGGATAGAATTGCTTATCTTTTAACTAAATTTTACCATAGTAGCCATTAAAATGCAATAATGCATTAACTTAGGAATCGTCGCTCTGGTACTTCGACGGTAAATAGAGGACGAATCATCGAGGGCTGAACCTCGTTAAAAAGTGTGTTCGAAAGGAGTTTTTACAGATGACTAAAGAAGAATTGGTAAGCATGGGATTGTCGGAAGAACAGGCTGACAAAGTACTTGCCGCACATAAAGAAGAAATGAAGGAATACGTTCCGAAAAGCCGTTTTAATGAAGTCAATGAAGAAAAGAAAACGCTGAAATCTCAACTGGCTGAACGGGATAAACAGCTGACGGCTCTCAAGAACACCGCCGGCGATAATGAACAGCTGAAACAGAAAATCGCAGAGTTGGAAGAATCGAACAAGAAAGCCTCTGCCAAACATGAAGCACAACTCAAACAGCTGCGCATTGATCACGCGGTAGAATCGGCGCTTACCTCAGCTAAAGCGCGTAATCAGAAAGCCGTCAGGGCCCTGTTGAATCTGGATGATGTCGATATCGACGATGACGGCAAAATCAAAGGCCTGGACAAACAAATCAAGAAGCTGGTCGAAAGCGATGATACAAAATTCTTGTTTGAATCGGACGACGGCAAAAC